GCTCGGCGGTGGAGTGCATGTTGTTTCCCCTAGCGTTTGGGCCACTCGCCCCGACCTTACCCCTGCGGGGTCAGGCCGAGCGGCCTGTGGTGGTCGGTTGTGGACATAGTTCTTTCCAGGAACCGAGGTGCCACCGCTGCGTTTCCAGTACGTCTACCCCTGTCCGACGGTTTTGTTCGGGGCCTGGATGAGTCACGGGTAACCTCCATCGGCCAGTCTGTCGGCCGGTAGGGCATCACTTCCTTTCAGCTAGGCGGGTGTTTCTAGTTTGAGGCTTCGGGGTGCTGCTCGAGGTAGGCGGCCCATACGTGGGCCTGGAGCCTGCCACGTTCGCCTACTTGGATGCCTACCTTGCGGGCCCATGCCCGGACATCCTTGTCGGTTGCGATCATGCCTGTACCTCCTGCGTGAATGCTTCGACGGTGGTGCTGGAGTTCATTTGCTCGATGACTGCCGAGGCTGCTCGCTTTGTCAGTTCGTCAAGGTTGGTCACCGTACCTTGATCGGCGGCCATTAGGCAAGCATTTACTAGGCCCATGAACTCGTCGCGTGTCGTGATGCCCATGTCTTTAGCCATGCCGCGGATCTTGCCCTTCTGTGCAGCTGAGGCGCCGTTCTCGAGGCCGCCGCGCTCATTGGTCATAACCGTGGGTACAGGCTGACCGTTCGGGAAAGTCTCAACCTTGGGTCGAGGCTTGTAGAACGGGTCATCGTCTGGTGTGCCAGTGAGTCGCTCCGCCTTAGTCATTTCGGTCATCGAGGCGCGGAACTTCTCTTTCGAGTATCCGGCATTAGCGAGTGCTCGGCCGATTGCTGAGGTCTCGCAGTTCTCGAGGGCTGAGGTCTTATTGACTGGGGAGCCTCCGACTACCTCCTCGGCGAATCCGTTAGCCGCTAGCCGGTCGCCGATCCAAACCTGAGCCTCCATGAGGTATTGCAGCGGTCGCCCGGTATCGTCGCGTACTACCTCGATGAGCCTGGACTCGATGCGGCCGTCGGCCTTGTGTTCGCCCCAGAACTTATGAATGCGGGTGTCGACGGTTTCATACTGGCTGAGATCAAACGCCATGATTAGCCGCCAAGACCTCGAGGCAGCGCCATGAACAGAAGTGCATAGTCACGCCTGCTCGAGGTGTCACGGTTAGGAAGGTGCCGTCGTGCATGATCGTCCGGCAGTCGTTGCATTGGTACAGGATCATTTGTTTCCCCATTCTGGGCAGGTGGCCTTGTGGCGGCTGATTGCTTCAGCTAGAGCTGTCTTTACTGTGGGGCCGAGGATACGGCCGCAGGAGCATGAGGCTGAGTACATGATGTAGGGCTTCATGCCAGGATCTCCCACTCGCGCAGGATGCGGCCGTGGTTGCCCTTGACCATGGATGTAGTGAAGCCTGAGGCTCGAATAAGGCCCTTGGAGGCCCATGAATGCATGAGTGCGCCTACCTGGTTACTAGATCCGCAGGGTAGGCCCACGTGCATTCTGAGGTCGTCGGCGGTGATTGTTTGCCCAGTCCCAAGGTTGCGCCGGTAATCGTTGGCGCGTTGGTGCCATTCTGCGTCTTTGACGACGGCGGCTGTGGCTGCGGCTTTGGCGCCATAACCGTCCCCAGCAGCACACCAGCTGCAAATGCCATTCCTGATAGGCCGACCACAAGTAGAGCAGTCGTCAAGCGTTGTGGCGAATAGTGTTCCATCGTGCATCGTTTCCCCTTCGTGATTGTTTGTGTTTGTTAAAGGCCTGCGGTCTCAATTGCTCCTGCGATGGACATGACCCCAGCGAATAGCAGGGCCACACCCATACCAAACAACATACGTACGACATTCTGTAGCGTCATTTCCCCTACTTTCCTGGTGTGCAGGTCCAGCGGCCGCCAGCCCAATGCTTTGAGCCTGACCACTTCCCGCGGTGATTGAGTGTTTCGACCATGGCCGCGATCTGGAGATTCGCCGGCCATTTGTGCATTTCGGTTGCCCTTAGGCGTGCAGCAAACTCTCGAGGCTTCGGGTGCCAGGTCTTGAGCCAGTCGAGCATGTGCCAGGTCGAGCCGTCGGTCAGGGCATCGTTGAACTGGAACATTCCGAAGTACCCATTGGCCCGGTTAGTGCTTTTCGGGTTGCTGTGTGATTCACGTTCCGCCACACAATGCACGTAGGCCGCTTGATCTGGAGGGATTACGTACGTGGGGCCTGCGAGGAGCGCCGCAGCTGCTACGGCCGCCACAATCACACGGCCTCAATGATCGTAACGGTAGACGATACGCGGGTGCGCGTGATTGCTTCCACGCTGTCGCGGTTTACTCGCCTCTGGCCCCCGGGCGTCTTGTGCCCTTCGATAATGCCCTTGTCCACGTACTGTCGGACGGTTTCCCGCGTGACTCCCAGGATTCTGGCGGCCTCTCCGGGCGTGATCATTTCGCTCATCGTTTCCCCTTTCGGGTCAGACATTAGCGGTGTCTGCGCTATTTGCGCTTTTATTTCTTCGGCGTGTTGAGAATCGGCAGCGGGTAGGTCTGGGCATTGTTTTCGCCCTTAGTCGAGAAGCTGACATGGATATGGTGCATATGCCCGTAGCCCGAGCCGCGCCACTTCCACATCGAGTTGGCGTAGGTGCCCGAGGCGATCTGATCGTTAAAGACCACGTACTTGATGCGGTTAGCGCCCGGTATCCCCGAGGCTGCGTAGGCCACGATCTGGTTAGCGAGCCGCTGGGCTGCGCCTGGATCCTTGGGGTCGAGGTCGGCGTCGATGTCAAGGGCGTGAACTAGGCCTCGAGAGTCGGGGTTGTGGTCGCTTTGCCGGCTGGCGTGGGCCTTATCGCCGATCCATCCGTCTGAGCGCTTGTCACGCTTGGGCCAGCGCTTGTTGATTTGGTTTCGGAGGGTGACGCCTCCAGCGACTAGGCGGGCCATTACTCGCCCTCGATTTCTAGCTCGGGCATTACGGCGATGTCGTCCACATGGGGCCTCGAGTTCTTGCCGTAGCGGTAGTCGTCACGGTTGAGGGCGTTCATGAGGACGGGGATGCCTGCGGCCCCTAGAGCCACGATGAGGGGATGAACGTCGGAGGTGGCAAGCCATGAGCCCAAGGCCCCCAGGAGGGCTCCTATGAGGCTCTTGGCGACTGTACCTTCCCAAGTAACCGCTAGCCATTTACCCATGACTTACCACCTGTCCTAGAGCCTTGAGGCTAGTTCGTCGAGTTTCGCTGATATGTCGGCCAGGCTTGAGCCGCCGTTGCGGTAGCCAGGCTGAATGGTCTTGGTGTACTTCTCTAGCTCTTGTCGGACCACGGCGCGGATGAACCACATGAGGCCTCCCAGGATGAATGCTAGGGCGGTTAGGGATGCGACCACGATTCCAACGACGTCTGTCCAGGCCATATCTAGCCTTTGAGGCGGCCAAGCACGATTGCGCGTGCCCGGATGGTGGCGGGGTTCAGGCCGAGGTCGGCCTGGGGGGCCTTCTTGCGTGAACGCTTTACGGGCTTCTCGTCGATTTCGTCAATTACTTCGACGGTTTCCTCGATGGGCTGGTCTGTCATGGGGTCTCCTCAATAATCGGTGCGGCAAATACTGTGCCGTCCCATGTGTAGCCGATTCCCGCGTATGGTCCTCGGTCTTGGCCGTCGATCGGGTTGCCATTGTAGGAGGTCTGCACCCAGTCGCCTTCGAGCCCGACGGAAGCGATAAATGCCTGACCGGCCGCCTCGTCTGGTACTTCTTCGTTACTGACTGCGATGACATCGGTCACGATGCCGTTTTGGACGCGTGCGAAATGAGCCATGTCTGTCCCTTATCCGACGAGGAGAATGATTACGCCGGAGCCTCCGGCTGCGCCTGTGCCACCAGTTGACGCGTTAGCAGATGCCCCGCCGGCCCCGTTGCCTGTGTTTGCCGCTCCTGCGGTGCCGTTAGTAGTTGTGCCAAACGCCAGCGAAGATCCTCCGGCAGCGTAGGTGACTGCCGAGCCGGTGATCGAGTTAGAGGTTCCGGCTCCTCCTGCGCCTCCAGCCGCTCCGGTTGCTCCGACGGCTGATGATCCGCCACCGCCGCCGCCGCGAACGTTGCCAGCATTTGCGCCACCGGAGTATCCCCAGAAATTGGTCAGGGTCACGCCTCCATTAGCTGCGGTTGCGTTGCCGCCTGCGCCGCCTCCGGAGCCGCCGTCGCCTCCTGCACCTGTGGCGCCTCGACGGCCGAGGCCGCCTCCTGGTGCGTAGCAGATAGTTCCGAGTGCGCTACCTGCTCCGACGGTTTCGAGAGCTCCGCCTGCGCCGATTGTGACAGCGTAAGTCCCAGCTGCCAGGTAGATTGTCTGAGAGATGTAGCCGCCTGCGCCGCCTCCGCCACCCGTGCCTCGTCCTGGGTCTGCACCTCCTGGGGTGCCGTTGCCTGAGCCGCCGCCACCCGCCACGATGAGCGCTGAAAGGGTGCCTCCGCCTGTGCCGATTGTGACTGAGCCTGTGCCCGTAAATGCGTAGCAGGTTTGTGAGCCGACCGTCGTGATTGTGGGTGAGCCTGTAGTGCCGGTGACGGTCGCCTTGGCACTACCTCCCGAGAAAGGGAGGCACCACCACACGGCGGCCACGGAGTCATAGGTCAGGGAAACGCCCGAGTATTGCGCAGTGATGGAGTTGATGCTGCCCGTTACTGTGCCGCCCGTGAAGGTGACCGCGCCTGTGTTGACGCTGAATACCTTGACCATCATTCCGTTGACGAGGCTGGTCGAGGGCAACGTAATAACGGTGGCTGAGGCCGAGTTCATGCAGATAGTCGTGCCGGCCAGAATGTCGGCCACCGTGACCGTGTAGGACGCGGTTTTCTTCGACATCGAGCCCGAGGCCACGACATCGACTCGGTTAGCGAGGGCCAGGGAGGCCGTGGGGTAGTTAGCTACGAGATCCGTCGAGGTGACGTAGGTCGTGCCTCCTGTAGTGGTTGCCATGCTTTGCCTCCTAGGCGGCGATTAGGTCGTCGGCTGTAACTACGTTGTACCAGATAATGGTCGGATTCACGTCGCCCCATTGTAGCGTCGGGTCAACCTCTCCCCAGGTAACCGTCTGGTACGAATATCTGGGGTCTGAAATGGAGAGCGTCAAGATGTGCTGACCGGGCGTGTAGGTCTCCGACCAACCTTCGACCAGGCCGAGGAACTGCTCGAACGGTGCCGGCTGCGGCAGATCATTAACTAGAACGCTCGAGCCCGAGATTAGTGCTAGTACCTGATCCCGCTCGGGAACCGTCAGCTGATCGACATAGATCGAGATATTGCCGAGGTTCCACAAGGGCAGGGCCTGGGCTAGGAGGATCGCGTTCGCTCGGCTGGTGGCGTCTGCGGCCTTGTCGAGGCCAGTCTCGAGGGTTAGTGCCCGGCGGCCGTAGGTGGCGATCGAGGTGGCGTCGGTGGCCGTGTGGTAGGAGGGCGGATCGCCGTGGGAAACGGTCACATCGTTAATGATCGAGACCTGGTTCTGGGTCCATGCGGGCGTGAAAATGACGCCATTACTCGGGAGGCTGGTTGCAGCTGTCGTCGATGGGTAGGAGT